AAGATCTGGTCACGTTCTGCGCCGCAACAGGAATGCGAGAGACGGCCGCGATCGGCCTCACCTGGAGCCAGGTCGATTTCGCCGCGCGACAAATCCATATCCGCTTGAAAAGCAAACGACCGGGCGGCGCACCGCACGTCGTACCGATCACCAATCGGCTGTTGCAAGTGCTGCGCCGCCAGCAAGGCCGGCACGAAACCCGCGTCTGGTGCTATCAGTCCGGCCGCAACCGCGCGGGCGTGAAAATCGGCGATTGGGTCCCGTTCAGCGTCTCAGGCGGATGGGCCCGCCGCTGGCGGCAAGCCCTGGCAGACGCCGGAATCCAGAACCTCAGATTTCACGATCTCCGTCACACCGCCGCCACCCGCGTCCACCGCGCAACTGGCAGCCTGCTGGCGGCGCAGCAACTGCTCGGCCACCAGTCCGCTACATCGACGATGCGCTATGCTCACGTCGATACTGCCGGAGTGCTGGACGCCATGGAAAAAACCGACGCCATGACAGCCCGCGAACATGGCGCACAATTGGCGCACTCCCGCCGCAAAACCGGCTAACTCAATGATTTATTTAAGAAAATCGCGCCACACCAAAAACTTGGGAAGCTTCTGCTCTACCATTGAGCTACACCCGCGAGGCGAGGGAATTCCTAAGCTTTTGCGCTGTTTTGCGCAAGCGGCGATTTCTGAAATCGCGCCAAATTCGGTCAAAGGAGGCGGAACAAGATCAAAACACTGGCGCACTGATGGCACACTTCGATCAGCCTTTGTTCTTGCATCATGCAGGCGCGGTGGGTTATCGCTTTGCGTGATGATTCGGACTCTTTTTCTTCTATTGGTGTTGACAGGGTGCAGCACGCCGACGCCGATCGCCGAGACGGTTGCGCCGGGCGTTAGTGCAGGCTGGCGCGCGATCGACGGCGACACGATCATAGATGCGGCCGGGCGCAGCATTCGAGTGATCGGCGTTGATACGCCCGAAATGCCGGGCCATGCGCAATGCGCGGCTGAAGCGATGGCGGCGGTTGCGGCGCGGGCTTTCACGGCCAGCGCGTTGGCCGGCGCGCAGCGGATCGAGCTGCAAGAAAAGGGCACGGACCGTTATCGCCGGACACTCGCGATCGTGCTGATCGACGGGCGCGATCTGGCAGAAATGCTGATCGCCGCCGGTCACGGCCGGCTTTATCGCGGCGAAAAAAGACGATCCTGGTGCTGACCGGCTGATTTTTTCTGTTGCAAGAAGGAATGGCTGTTCCTACAGTGATTTTCAGGCAAGGCGATGTCGCCGGCCAAAACTAATCAGGAGGGTCACATGACCGCCCAGCACATTATGCAGATCGTCGCTCAAAATAGCTGGTCCCCGAAAATTGCGGTTCGGCTTGCTCGCGAAGCCGGCCTGGAAATCACTAAGAACGCAGTGCGGGAGATTTATGCGCGGCGGGTGGCACGCGAGCGCAACCGGCTGAAAATTGATCCGCTTGTCCGTGCAGCCAGCACCCGCGCTCAACGCTGTGCAAGCGTGGTTGAGTCGCAGCGTTTGGAGCGGGAAAAGCGTGAAGCCGCAGATCTAAAGCGGTCTCAGATCGAAGCGCAGATTGAGGCGGACCGCATCGCCCGCGAAGCAAAGCGGGCTGAAGTGCGCGCCAGCCTGATTCTCGCTGCCCGTGCGGCCCGCAGCTTCGGCTACTCGGTGCGCTCATCGACCAGCCGGAGCGGTCGCGTTTCCTCTTACTATGTGACGGCCGGCGAAACCAAGATCCGCATCTCTGACCATTTCATTCCCGCAACCGCCGCCCGCGATCTTGCTGCATACGACCGCAGCGGCTCGTTTTATGACGGGTTTCGCGGCCCGGAATTAGTGCTTGACCAGCCGCGCCGGTACGTCTGGCTGCGTCGTGCGATTACGCTGCTGGCCAATGGCCGCAGCGTCCTTAGCCGCTAGGAGTTTTTTTGATGTCTCCCTGGATCATTGGCGCAGACCCCGACGGCGAACGCGAATACATCGTCCACACTGCATATCCTCGCTTCATTGCCCGGATTTATCTCGACGAAGACGAATTGATGGTGTGCGACGATGATCGCGGCGGCAATGCAGGCCAATCGCTTGATATTGTCAATCAAGACGGCGATGCAGCCACAATCTGCGTTTTGCGTTGGGATGACCCACCCCCGGCTGACGAGCGCATTGACGCTCTGTTGCGGGACGCGGCCGCTGCTATGGCGATCGCCGATGACGCCTCAGATCAAGCGGCTTACGAACTGTCGCTGCAACCGATGGAAGCGGTGGAACTGCGCGCCTGCGGAGAACTGATCTTCGGGGCAAACTGGCAAACCCCCTTAGCGCGCCGCCTCGGGGTTGAGCCCCGCACCGTGCGTCACTGGCTGTCCGGACGCAACGCGATTGCGCCAGAACGCGCGTTCGTGATTCGAGGCTGGGCTATGAAAGCGACCCCTGACACCTGATCACGACGCCCGTAAAACGCAAAAAGCGCCCCGACCCCTCCGAAGAGAGACCGGGGCGCTACCAATTTCAGCGGAAAAATTGACGAACTTCTTGATGACAATCCCCCACCAGGGCCTACATGAAAAGCCGCTGCGAAGCCGGGGCGTTCAGCCCTGGCAGGGAAACAGATTACGACGGGTTCAACAACCCGTTCGCGACACCCCAGGCAATTACGTCGTCATTCGTGAAGGGGGTTGGCAGATCGCCCCGAGGAATTTTGAACTCGACGTTGCGATCCTGGTAGTCCGTCATATCATAGAGATTGACAAAAACGCTATGCCGGTAAGGTCCGTTTTCACCGAGCGCTTCTGTGTGGTTGAATCCATATTCAATGAATTCAGTCGGGATTTCATCGAAATAGTTAAGCCGGCGTGCTTCCGCCAAGATTTCTTCATTGGTGGGCGGCGTCTCCTCTTCCGACTCCATGAGGAAGCCGTACATTTGACTGTTGGTTTGCGAGCGCGCCCGCTCGACCATTTCGACAGCCACAAAGATCGCGTCCGCGATCGACAGAATTGTATGATAGACTGGAGGCATATTGTTTTCCTTTCGAGAAAACAGGTTACGGGGCCGTGTAGCCCCAGGCCGTGACGGTCACGGTGCCAGTTGCAGACAGATTCAGGTTCAGCACCGTGTTCGCTGAAACCGTCATCAGCCCCGCTAAATCGAGAGGTACGGGAATGTTCGGCGGCAAAAGCAGCGGCAACCGCGTAGTCGTGCCGTCTCGCAAGTTCAGCGTCACAGCCGCCGCCCCGGTGTTGATCGCGTACAACCCAACCAGATGCCGGCGCAGCCCAGCACCCGCCGCCGATTGCAACGGGACGTCCGTCGTGCTGGTCACTGAAACACTGTTATTCCAGGTCGCCTCTTGCAGCGCGTGCTGTTTAACGACCAACGCGCCGATCATGGTCGCGATCAAGCGCACTGTGTCTCCACCCGCTGAAACCGCCGCCGGATTCGACGCGCGCGCTTCCGCCGCCAACAGAAGAGGATTGCCGGAAACCGCAGCGTCATGCGCCGCTGCGCCCACAGCGTTGATCGCGCCTACCTGCGCTACAGGCTGCGCGGTTTGCAGATCGGCCGCCGTGCGACGCGGAGAGACATCGACGCGCGTACTGTCCAACAGATTGAACATATGCAGCCGAACGTCCGTGCTGGAGGCCGGCACGGCGTTATTCAAGATGATTACGCCCGCGCGATAATAGGCCAACGGGTCCGGCACGGCGTCCGACCGGCGAATGATGGTCGATGTCGCAGTCGGGCTGTTCAGATCGACAGTCCGGAACACCAGGGCGTCTCGCTCGAAATCGATGATGATTTCGTCCGGAGCCGAGAAGTTTGGGCCGGTGCCGGTTGCGGTTGTCGTAAATCCCGTGAAGGACGTTGCGCCGGCTGCAAACAATCCGCTTTCGGCAGCGCGATAAACCGGGTTGGCCTGGGTGGCAGTCGCACCATCAAGGCGCAGCGCGGCGACATTGCGAATGTTCAACAGGCTGTCTACCGTTGAATAAGTGCTGCCGCGCCGCAGCTCTCCCGTGACCGGGTCGCATTCAAAAAACCCGACCAGCACTTCCGACGCGGCCAAGCGCTGCGACATGGTGAGCGCCACGCGAATTTGCAGCGGCGGACGCACGATCAAGGGCGCACCGCTGTCTTGATCGCGACAGAGGATCAACGTTGCTGCGCCAGAATTCAATCCTGTCGCCACATTGATGTAAGGCGTTGACGCCGCCGCAGCGCCGCCCAAAGGCCCGGTGATCGTCATGCCCGCTGCCGGGCCCGGACTGAACGCGCCCGTGCCGGACAGCGACGCTGCGCTGATCACTTCCCAATCGATCACGGTGTCGAAATTGAAAAACTGCGTGTAGAATTTGTCTTGCGCCGACCCGATCAGAACCGCACCAGACTCGCTCAAGGCGGGTTTCCCATCCTGATCAACCAACATGACGCCATCGGCGAGCCGGCCATCGGGAGATTGGGCGGCGATTTTGATCAACTGCTCGCCATAGAGACGCGAGCCTGGATCCGTGAATGAAGTCGCGGGCATGAAAGATCACCTTTTTTCGAGAACAGAAGGGGGCATGAGCGCGCGGATGGCCGCCAGCTTTGACCGGCAATCTTCGCCGGCTTGCCAGAGCTGGATCATGAATTCCGCGATGTCCGACTGAAACAGCGCGTCCGCGCTTTCCGGTGGATCAGGGCTGTCCTGGCAGGTCAGCAGTGCTTCCGGTAGGGACGGGCGTTCGATCTGGGTTTTGATCAGCAGGGTCGGTTCTGGCGCGGCGCAACCGCTTGACAGCGCCATCCAAGACAGGAGCAGCAACCCCGTCACCGCCCGCCGCTTTTGAGCTTTCGACATATTGCCTCACTTTTTCTGCTTTTGCCGCCGCGCGGGCAGCGGAATCGGCCTGCCGCTGCAAAGCCTGCAATTGTTGCTGATGGTCGCGTTTCAGCCGGTCGATCGACGCCACCAGGCTTTGATTCGCTTCGGCCGCCTGCGTGAGCTGCGCGCGTTGCAGCGTGATCGTCGCTTCCGCTCGGTCCAGCGCGCTCAACAGGCTCCAGACATAAAGCGCCGCCGCGATCATCAGTCCGGCCGGGATCAGCCATTTCAGCAAACCAATGTTGCGCGTGATCAAGCCGGCCGCGCCGGGAATCAGGCCGATCATGAATTGTCCTTTCCGCCGAGATGATCAGGCAGCACGGCACGCAGCAAACCACCAATCGCGACGCCAAGCCCGCCGATGATGATCGACCAGCGCTCCCCGACGGTCACACCGCAGCCACCCAGAAAGAACAGCAAGCCGGCCCAAGTGCTGGCTTCATTCGCGCGGGCGACCAGATAGGCCAGCAGCCGCGCCCATTGCAGTTGGAGTCGTTCGGTCATGTCATTACCTCCTCAAGCCGCCGCCCGGTTCAGCCAGCCGCGCAGAAACACGCGTAATTGCGGGTTTTGCTTCACCAGGGCTTGGTAGAAATCAGCCTGTCGCGTGCAGATTTGCGACAGCAGCCTTTGCGGGTTGATTGCGTTCGCCGCGGCGACGGTGCGCGGGCCCAGCACGCCATCAACCACGACGCTGCCGCTGCAATCATTGATCGCCCTTTGAAGCAAGCGGTGAGCTTGGCCCGGCCCCATGTTGACGCTCATATCGAAGGTTTTTTCGCCGACGCCTACCGCAAGCCGGGCATAGCCATAGCGCCGCCACCAACGGCGAAGGATTTCCACGGCCGCTTCGCGCGGCATCGCGCGGACATCTTCGGCGTCGATGTCGCCGTCTTTATCTTGATCCAAAGTGATTCCCGCGAAAAACTCAGGCTTCTCACTCAAGAGAAAGCGCAGGCTCATGCCCCAATTGGTCGCCCCGCCTGGGTCGGCGGCGTGCGAGACATGCCCGCCTTCTTTGCGCAGCACGTTGTCAGCGGCGTCAAGTTCCCGGTCGATCATGGTGCTCCCTCCATCAGCCGTTCCCGCCGCTGCATCGCCTCTCGCATGCGCGCCGCTTCGTCCGGCGTCGGCACCCGATGCAATGGCCAGTTTTTCGGGAACGGAACCAATTTGTTGGTTTCAACAAATTGGTCGATCGCCCCCATCGCCCCTTCTCCGCTCACGGCGGGGAAGCCAGTGTTGATCATCTTGATTACTCCTTTAATCCGTGCGAAACGGCGCGCCGGTCACGGGGTCGCGGTTCTGGATCAGGCGCGACAGCGCCGCCCCAAGATCCTGGAACAGCAGATCCAGGGTTGAGCCGACCTTTGGCCCATGCAGCACGATTTCCAGAGCTTGCCCCGTCTCGGCATCCCGCGCGATCGTGACCGCGATCATCTGCCCCTCGCTGGCCAGATCGTAGGTCTGCGCGTTCAGCCGGCCGGCCGGGCGTATCGGGCGGGGCAGGCGGGGCGGCGGTTCATAAAACGGATTTGCCATCAAACAACCCCGGTCATTGTTCTAAGTTCGCCCGGCGACGCGGGCGCGGCGGTGGCTGGGTTTCGATGTCGATCTTGATCGCGTTCAGCAGCCCTTCGATTCTGGCCAAGCCAAGCCTCAAATCCGTCATCGCAGCGGCATGAGCGGCATCTGCCGCCTCAAGCGCGATGACCCGGCGATCAGCGTCGATCAAGCGCCGCTCGATGACGCTCAAATCGCGGCGCACTTCCGACCACTGCATCAGACCCGCGATCAGCGACCCGGCCAGCGTGGCCACGATCGGCCAGGATTGGATCAGCATTTTGAATTGATTGGGTGAAGCGCGGCGATCGCCGCCATTCCCGCCCCCGCTCATGCCCGGCTCCTACGTCCGGCTGCGCTGTCCGCGCCCTCGTTCAGCTCGATTGAAGCGAGGAAGTGCCGACGCATAAAGCCCGGCCACGGCACGCGGGCAGCCCAGCCACCCGAGGCGAGGCTCTTGCCGATCCGGCCGGAAGTGGTTTCATCCGGGTCACCAAGCAAAACCAAGACATTGAAGAGTTGCGAGAGCGCAACCATTACGTTGTAAAGGTAGTTCAGAAGCAGGGTCATAGCTGACTCCAATCCCGGAAGTATTGATCCATCTCCGCCGCGCTCTTGCCGGCAGCACTTGCCACGGCGGCGACCAGCGGATTGCCGCGCTCGGCCTCCTTCATCGCAGCCCAGCGAATGCGGGCTTCTACCCCGGCTTCAACGGGAAGGCTGTCAAACACCGCCTTGACCACGGCGGGAATAGCCGTTCCATTCGCAGCATTCTCGCCTTCTTCCGCCGTGATCAACCCGGCGAACGTCATGCCCAGAATGAGCTGAAGCCGCGTGATCGAGGCTGGTACAGGCACGGGCGGCGGGGCCGGTGGGGGCGGCTGCAATGCCACGCCGTCCCAAAGCCAGCCGATGCCCCCGCTTTCACCCTGAACCACGTCGAATTCTGGATAAGCTGACGGCGGCGGCGGGCTGTCCCACACCACGGTGTTCGTCACAACGCCGTCTTTGACCAAATGAAAGCGGGCCATTAGATCACTCCCGAAATGTGAATTTCACCGCGCCCGCCCGCTCCAGACTGAGCGCCCGTTCGCGTTGCGCCGCCACCTCCGCCCGGAATCGCGCCATCGGTGCCGTTGACCGAGTTCCCCGCCGCGCCGCCGTTTCCGGCAAACGACGAGGTGCCCGGCGCTTGAATGACGCCGCCGCTATCGACCGAACCACCAGACGCGCCGCCGAACACTGAATTTCTTGAAGTGCTTCCCGCGCTGGTGTTAGACGCGCCGCCGTACAGTGTGTTGACTGCGCTGTTTTGCCTTTGGCCGGGACCAAAGGCAAAAGCACTCGCGACCCGAAGCCCCTCATAAATCCAGGCTCCAGAATCAACCGGATAGCCCGACCCTTGGTTAACCGAACCGCCGATATCAGCGGTTGCGCCTGCCACTTCCAGCAGCGTGCCAATGCTGGACGCCCCACCTGGATTGCCAACGGCTGTTCCGGTTACTGCCGCGCCGCCCGCGCCGACCGTCATTGTAATGGAGGCAGGAAGCCTTACAGCGGGAACCACCGACGAAAAACACCCGCCGCCCGGCCCACCACGCGCCCCGGCAGAGTTTTTTTCACCCGATGCGCCGCCCGACCAAATCGTGGTGGGAAACCGCGAATATCCCGGTGGCTTCACAAAGGTTCCCGACGCCGTGTATTCCTTAGAGAACGGCGACAACACTTTTGAAACAAAGCCAGTACCGGTGCAATAAATCAGCCTGACTTCACCTGGATACATGACGAAGCTGGTAAGCCCGTCAATTGTTTCAGAGGCATTCGGGTCAAGGGTGATGTCGCCCGTTCCCGAATTTCCCAGCATTACTGCCCATGTTGATGTAAGGGTAGCGGCGGCGGTAAAAGTCTGCGTGAAGCTATTGGCAGTGATATCGATGTATTTTCCAGAATCACCCGCAACAAGGAGTGCGTTCGCCGTCCTCGTTTCTCGGTTTGCCAGCCGCGCGCGCGCCGCCATAAGAGGCGTCATCACCGCCAGCGCATTCGTGCCGGCTTGCGCTTCCGCCTGAGTCGCCGGGCGCAGCTCCAGCAGGTCCGCCCCACCCGCCGCCAGCGCGATCAGGCTGGCGGACTTACGATAGAGACCGAGATTAAGCTGACTATTGAACGCAATGCCCGGCGCGCTGATATTGCCATCACCGGCGGCTGAAACGCTTCCGGCCGGGCCGGCTGGCGCAAGGGACAAAATCAGCGTTTCGTCCGCCGTGAATTCACCCCCAAGGCCAGCCTGATAGGTCACGTTGATGGTGGCCCACCCACCGTTGGCGGTCGCGCTGGTCACATTGTAAAGCCGCCACTTGTTGCCAGCGGGATTGCGGATATGAATCTGCCCGCGATTGGTCCCGATGACGGCCAGCCAGCCAGAGACATCCCCGCCCGCCGTGTTCAAATTGTCGATGTAAACCGCCGTTGCCGACGCCGCTGCCGCATTGTTGAAGCGCAGCAAGCCCGGCCCTGGATCAGCCGCTGTTAATCCCGTGTTGAACAGGAACCGCGTGCCGAAGCCCAGCACATTGCCGACTTGCGCGCCGATTTCGAGCAGGCTGTCACTGAACAAGGGGATGAGCCGTTGGCGATGACCGCCGCCACCAAGCCCCGTGTTCGGGTCTGAATCGTCTGTAGTGGTGTTTCCGTTCGCGGTTACCGACGCCATTAGCGAACCTCCGTGAAGTTGAGCGGGACGGTATCCCGGTCAAAAAATGCCATTTCGATCGGATCAAGCCCGGCGTTGAAGGCCAGAAAGCTTTGTGTCAGCAGCGTTTCCGATCGATTCGGGAACGGCACCCAAACGAACGGGCGGGATGTTTTCATCTGCCGCTGCATCTCAAACGCTTTCCCGCGCGCTTCCAATCTCGGTAAGTAATCGATGCTTCCCCGGAAGACTTTCTTGTCGCCGCGCTCATTGAAATACAGCGCGCCGCCTTCTGCCTCTAACGCCGCCGTGCGGTCGATCAGGCCATATTGCGCGCCATACCTGAAATTCACTGTCGGCTGCCAGACCGCCGCTACATCGACATAGCCAACTTGGAAGTAACCATCCGGGTTTAACGAGTCGGTTACTTCAACCCGGATCAATCGACCCGCAACCGGGGCAGGCGCGATCAGGGGCAAGATCGGGATGTTCCCGATTTTCTCGTCTTCGCTGTACTTCCCATCCCACCAGCGCGGATCTTCCCACTCCAGATCCAGGGTATTGTAGACCGCTGGCCAGAACGGCGATCCAGTGCCCGACAGGCCGGGACCGCTATCCCACAGCAGCAAGGTTGCCCCAGTATCGCCATAGACCCGCACGCGGACGGTCGCGTCATTGCTGGCGTTATGATTGATCAGCGTGACCATCTGAACCGGCAGTTCACGGGGCAACAGCATCTCGAATTTCGTGGAAGCCGGGGCGACATCAACCGATCGCGCAACCCGACCGAGCGGCAATTCGTTCACATTGCCGATCGGCCAAGCCGCCGCCCATGCGCCAGTCCAAGCGCCGGGCGTTGACAGCGCGGTATGCGTCGGGAAGCCGATGATCGCGTTTTCGCTCATCCCCAGAGATCCAATTCAATCGTGAGGGCGGTCAGATCGGGCGTCAGGCCGATCACGGTAAAAAGCTTGCCGGTATTGAGGCCGAAGCGGTTCAAGCGGATTTCCACAGTCGCGCCCAAATCCAAGAGGCTCAGAAGCGCCAGATCCAGCCGGACCATGACCTGATAGCGATCACGGCGGGCCTTATGCAGCGCCAGCAAGCGATCGACCTCGGTTTGCGCGGCGGTCGCGTCATCGATCAGGCTGTCAAAGGCGCGGGTGCCGGCGTTGGGGAATTGCAGCAAGACACTGGCGTCGGTCGCGGTGGCCTTGCGGGTTTCGGCGGCCAGGAATTCGCGGCGGGCTTGATTGGTCTGAACCGCGCCGGCAAGGTCCGATGTCTGCGGGGTCCAACAGCGGCTATAGGTCAAGGTCGCGGTCTGCACGGGCACGCCGCGCCCTTGATCTTCCAGGGGCTTGCGCTCGATCGAGATGATATCAACCGCGTTGGCGGGTGCCGCTTCTTCGCCATAGCCGGAGCGGATGCGCCGCAAGCTGATGACCGGGGAGCCAGTCGGCGCGGCCAGCCGGTTCATGCGCAGAATGCCGAGCCGGTCAAAACCAAACCACGCGCCGATCGAATTGCTGACCAGCTCCATCGCCGCCCGGACCGAGATTTCTTCGCCCGCAAACAAGCCGATCACGGCCGAATTTGCGCTATCGAGCGCGGTCACGTCCGCTGCTGACACCTCGCCAGCGGTCAACCCGCCGGGGCCGGTCGCCATCGCGTTCAAAATCTGCGCGGCCGTGCGGTTGGCGGCAGCAGCGCCGGTCGTGACATCGGCTGTGATCGTGCCAGCCGCCGCCCCGCCCAAGCGGAAACAACCGATGGACGGGCAAGCGCGGAATTGGCCGATGGCGGGCGCGGTCGCTTCCATCGCGGCCAAATCGGCGTAAACGGAGCCGACCGTAAGCGCCGCACCACGATCATAAACGGCGCTGATCGCGTTCACCGCGCCCGATCGCGCCTGATAGATCAGCAGCGCCGGATTGACCAGCACGGGGGAAATATCGCGGTTGAGGCCGTAAAGGTCTGGCTTGACCTTGCCTTTCTGATCGGCCCCGCCTTCAATCCCTGTCGTGACGGTGGTTCCCAGATAGCGCGCGGTCTGGAGCTTGCGGGCCTCGAGATCGGCAAGCCGGTCCTTCACGCGAAAGCGGACTTCGTTGAAAGTGAATTCCGGCTGTTCCATCGACAGCACGGCGATCGTGACGGCGGTGGTATAGGCGTCGGAGGCTGATTCCAGCCATTTCAGCGTGACGCGCCCGCCTTCAAGCCCGGCCGACAGCAGCGCATCAAGCCCGCCATCGGGATTGGCGGCGGCGATCACGCCAAAGCCCACGGCAACCGAGCCGGACGTCGTGCCCCCGGCATAAGCCGAGCGCGTGAAGGCGATATCGCCGCGCAACCGGCCTTCATAGAAGCCGGGTGCGGTCGGGTGATTGTAATCGGCTGTCGCCAGATACAGCATCGTGACCGCGCCCAAGGCGTCGCGGGTTTCGATTTCGGCTAAAATCACGGCTTGCGCGCCCCCGCGCGCAAACGTGATTCAGCGCGCCCTAGCGGGGCTTCGCCGCGCAGCGACGAAACACGCGCCAGGCGCGCCCAGTGTAAAAGAACAAAGATCATTGAGCGCTCACCAGCGATGCCTTGCGGCGGATCGCGTCCAAGGTTTCGGCCATTTGCGCTTGGGTTTCTGCGTTCATCCGGCCGGACGCGGCAGTGACGCGGATGAGCTGATCCAGCTTCGCTTCGATGCGCGACCAATCCTTATCGCCGCCGCCGTTCAAGATCGCCGTCGTCTCTCGCGCGTTGAACACGCGGGTTTGCGGTCCGGTGTAGAGCAGCTCGCCTGGGTGGACGCGGACCATCTCGCCCGGATTGGTGACGCCGCCGCTCGCAAAGCCGCGCACGCCGCGCAATTCCGCGTTCATCATCTCGCGCATCATTTCCGCACGCATCCGGGCCTCTTCCTGCAACCGCGCAGGCATGGTCGCGCCAGCAAAGCCGGACAGTTCTCCAAGGTCGGAACGAACCAGACTGTAGAGATCGGCGTAGCCCTGGCTCGAGGCATAGAAGCCGCGCCCCTCGCTCAACAGTTTTTCCGCAGCGGCGGTCACGCTTTGCGCGGCCGTGGCGTCGCCGCCCATGGCCTTGCCCAGCAGACCGGAATACTGGCTTTGCGCCATCGCCAGACGGTCTTGCGGGGACAGCGGGGAAAGGGCGGACAAGCCAAGGCTATCGTTGAAGGCTTGGATCGAATTCGCCAGCTCGGTCCATTGGCGAATGCCTTGCTCCATTCCAGCGGCGATGGAGTTCAAAATGCCCGTGTAGGAATCCACGATCGGCTGAATTCGGGCTTGCTGTGTCGCGGCAACGCTGGCGGCGCGTTCGGCTGCCAAGGTTTTCTCGACCTGCAATACCGCTTCCGCACCGAGGGCGGCGGCTTGTTTACGCAAATCCGCTTCCGCCTTGGCGCGCTGGCGCTCGTCTGCCGCGCCGGCTTGGCCCAACGCGCGCAGCTCGCGATTGATCAGATCGTCATTGAACGCCTCGACCAAGGCTTTCTGTTGCTTCTTGAAGGACGCTTCGACTTCTTCCGTTGAAGACGACAAGCTTTCCGCAGCGGCCTTTGCTTGCTCGAACGAGGCTTTCAGGCCAGCCATCGCCGTTTCGGCCTGGGTCATTGGTTCCTTCCAATTGACAAAGCCGTCACGCAGGGTTTTCAGCCCCTCGATATATTGCAGCAAACCGTCAACATCTTGTTGACTGTTCACTTTACTCAACCGGTCTGCCAGATCTTTCGACAGCCCCTCAGTCGTCGCATTCTTGATGATCGACGTGACGGACGCGGCCATCGCTTCTTCAAGGGTTTTGAAGCGCCCGCGCCCTTCGCTGGTATCGCCGCCGCCCGTGAACATCTTAACTCCGGCGTCGTAACCGAGATCGGCCCCGCGATCGGCGTTCACGGTGCCGGTCAAGCGACCGCCCATGCGTTCGATGATCTTTGCCGCTGCGTCCGCAACCGACTGCGCGGCGCTGCTGTTCGCGGCAATCGGATCGTAACCATTATCCTGGCTGGACCCGCCGATTTGGACCTTGCCATCGGCACCGACGCCGAAGCTGATGCCGCCGCCCGGCCCAACGGAGGGTTTTTTGCCGCCGAACAGCGAGCCACCGACAAGCCCACCAAGCGCAGATCCAATCCCCATGCCGAGCGGACCGCCCAAAGCGAAGCCAATCCCAGCGCCACCAAGCGTTCCCGCCCCACCACCAACGTTGCCTTGTGCGAATTGCGTGAGTGCGCCGATACCGACTCCAGCGAATGGCAAGTAGCTTGACAACCCGCCTGTAAGGCCGCCGGACACTCCGCCGCCCGCGATCATGTCAGGCACACTGCCGAGCGCGCCCGGACCCGCGATCACATTGCCCGCTGCGTTCGTGAGGCCGCTTGCGCCGTAACTGCCAATCCCGAGGGTGTTATAGCCAAAGCTATCAATCCGGCCGGTAATGCCGTCCAACAAACCGCCGCCGCCGAAGCTGGGCATTGGAAAACCGCCGCCTGCCCCACCGCCTTGGCCGGACCCGAGGCCGATCGCGGCCCCCGCTGTGCGGAACGCGGGCGTGATGGCGATCGCGCTGATATATTCCGCCGCTGCGTTCAGCAGCACTTTCTTCAGCGCGTCGCCGGTTTTCAGCGTGCCGGACAGCAAAGCTTCAAAAATCTGCGCGGTGCCGCGTTGCAGATTGTCGAACAGATTGCGCATTGGGCGCTCGGATTCTTCGGCCTGTTTTTCGGCGATCCGCTTTGCGGTTTCAGCGGCTTTTTCCACGGCGCGCGCGGATTTCTCGTTGTCGAATTTCTGGCCAGCCGCCAGCTCGACCCGCTTGATTTCCGACTGGTACAGCTCTTGATCGATGTCGATCAGGCCCTTTTTTAGCGCCGCTTCCGCCTTCAACCGTTCGGCCAACACCGCGCGTTCGCGCGACCCCAGGCTGATCGCTTCTGATTCCAAGTTCAGTCGATTGATCTGCTCATCGACCGATTCAAGCGCTTTGTTGCGCGCTTCCTGCTCGTCTTTTGCCGCGCGCGCGCTGTCTTTGGCGTTTTTCTCGGCTTGCCGTGCGGCGTCGGTAGCGGCTTTTTCGGCCGCGCGCACGCCATCGGCTTCCGCTTTCCAGCGATCTTCCTGCGCCGCTTTCAACCGCTGTTCAGCGACGGCGCGATCTCCCGCTTGCTGGATCATCCGCTTTTGATCAGCATCCGAAAAACCGGCCAACTTGGCGCGGATATCTTTTTCCGCTTTTTCGCGCGCCTCAAGCTCTTCAAGCTCGTTTTTTGACAAGCGCGACCGCTGCTCGGCTTTTTCTAGAATCTTGCGGTTTTCGGTTTCAAGCGCAGTCAACCGCTCAGCCAGACGCGCGCTTTGCGCTTTTGCGCGCGTCACTTCTTCAGCGTCAGCAAACTCATCGACCCGCGCGATGTCGCGCTTCAGATCCGCGATTTCTTTTAAAAGTACAGCACGACGCTCGTCATCTGCCGCGCGCTGGCGATTACGCCCGAAGCCTTCTGACGCAATACCCGTTGGGCGCGTTGCATCCAAGGTTTCCAAGCGCGTCTGCGCTGCGGCCAGCCTTTGCTCGGCCGACGGCCCGGCTAGAAACTGCGTCGCTCCGTCGATTGCGCCAGAAACGCCGCGAAAGGCGGCCATCAAGTCTTTCGACACGCCCAGAGTTTTATCAAGCTGCCCCAGAAACAACGTTGTTGACGTTGTTGCCGCCTGGAACGAACGACCAAGGGAATCGCCCATGGCCTTGAATTTTTCGTCGGCTTCGCCGCCTGCGGCGATGACGCCTTTTAGCACGCGCGTCGCAATCAGCTCGCCCGCAGCCCCCATGTCGCGCAATTGGCCAACACTGACGCCGAATTCTTTGGCGATTGCCGTCGCCAACAACGGCATGCTTTCCATAATCGAACGAAGCTCATCGCCGTTCAGCACGCCGGACGACAGCGCCTGACCGAGCTGCAGCGCGGCCGCGCTGGCTTCCTGCGTTGATGCACCGGAAATCACGCCAAGCTTTTGGATGATTTCAGTCGCGCGCGTGACTTCCTTTACTGAAGCAATGCCAGCGCCTTCTGCCGATCGACCAATCCGGGCGAACAAGCCGGCTGTGATTTCCAATGGCGCACTCACGGTTTGGGCGATGCGCGCGATCTCGGCGAAGTTTTGGCCGCCGCCGGTCAAGGTTTCGGTCGCTATATTGGCGCGGATTGTGAGCTGGTTAATCTCATCACCAGCAGCCGCAATGGCTTTTGGAACACCCACGAAAGCGTCAAAAATCTGTTTTGCAACAAGACCGACAACGCCCAGCTTTCCTGCCATCGCCGCAAACCCAGCGATTTCCTGGCGGGCTTCCGCGATCTGTTCCGACAGCTTGCGGAAGCCTTCGCCGCCACCGGATGCGCCACCGCCTTCGACGTCCGCCCGCATGCGTTTGGCGGCTTCGCCCAGATCGCGCAGGGCCGCCTTGACGCGCTCGGCCTCTTCGACCGACAGGCGGATTGCCAGATTTTTTGCTGTGGCCATCAGATTTCCATCCCGCGCGAAATCGCGCTTTGCAGCCGGTCATACAAAGTCGAATGCGCGCGCAGCGCCGGGCCATCCAGATCGAAGCGAGCGCGCAGCTTCACAGCGGGCACCAACAGAAACAGGGGAATGGATCCGTCCGTGAAGCGCGTCGCGCTGGCTTTGCGCTTGCGCTTCAAAGGCTGCTTCGGCCGCGCCAACAGCAAAAAACGCCCGCCCTTGGCGCGCGCGCGTTGCAGCGGACCAAAGCGCCGCTCAGCCTTGGCGATGTTGGCGTCGCCGGCTTTGGATCCCGCGACAAAGCGGCCGGACGAGTCGCGATCTTCTTCTCGCTTGTTGAAGCCCAGCCTTTCCGCTGCGGGCAGCGGAATCACCAGAAACCGCGCACCGCTCGCGCGGATCGTGGCCCCTTTGACATGCGCTTCAAACCAGGGCGCATTGAAGGTGACCAGCGAAGCCGGCGATGTTGAGTTGCGGCGGCGCGGGAAATCCACACCGCGCACGATTTTTTGGAAACGCGCCCCGGCCGGCTTGGCTCCCGCCGTCCACGGGGCAGAGAATTTCGCGGCGATTTGTTGCCGGTACCCATCGCGCAGCTCGGTCGCGGTCAAGCGGACCGCTTGCGTCACCTCTTTGGCCAGCCTGCCTTCTCGATCTTTCAGATACTCTTCAAGACCGCGACCGAGCTTCATGCCGAATTTCACAAATCTCCTTCTTGCGCCGCTTGGAAATCCCAGTGACGCAGCAACTCGAACGCATCCATCAAAACGGCTGCCTGATCAGCAATGCCGCCGGCAGCCGGCAAAGGCCCGTAATTGCCGGGGGCCAAGCCCCGGACCAGGATCGACCCGCGCGACCAGGACCAGAGGCGCAACACTTCGTTCGCCTCTTCCAAATCTGCCGGCTTCACGGACAACAGCGGGTTTTCGGTTTCCAGCCGCCCGTCGATGATCCAGCCCGGCCCGCGATCGGGCGGGATGACATGCGCTTGGTCCGCTTCATTCATGAAGGCGGACGGCGCACGCTGGATTTCGCGGGCGGCGGCTAGTTTTTTCGGGCGGGACCCGACAAAGTGGCCACTTCCAGACAGCGGAATCCCAACAGCTTGCGGAGATTCTCATCGAGCTGATCCAGCAGATCCAACGGGATGGCCCCGTTGCGCTGTTGGAACGGCGGCAACTCGACGCCCTGAAAACTGCCTTCCCACCCGACACAGAAACGCTGGGCAGCGATCAGCGGCGCGACGGCCAGCCAATGATCGCGATCGGCCAGCGCCCGCACATAGGGGTTTTCGAAGCGGCGCAAGGTTTGTTCGAGCAGATCCAGCTTTGCCAGCGCGTCCGACAGCGCGCGGCTGGCGTCGGCGTCATCCGGTGCAACGGGATTTTTTTCGACCGCTTCGATCAGGTCGATCGCCGCCAGAAACTCGGCGCTTTCGGCCTCGCCATAGCCTTCTAGCAAACCCCGCAGAAGCGCCAAAAGCGCGGCCTGGGTCGGAAACTGGCAGCCTTGCGCGGCGATTTCCCGGCGAAACGCCGCGCGTTCGATCAACGACGCGGGCTTGATGCGAAACAGCACGGTCTCGCCTCCGTCCACGTCCGGACTCCAGGCGATAACCGCGCTGGCACTCAAGGGAATATTCATGGTCAAGCCTTAATACAGAGTGAGGAACGCGCCGGAATCCTGACCATCGGTCTGATAATCGATCTGTTCGGTCGCGATCCCGTTGCTGTCACCCGGCCGGTTGCCCGTGAACACGGCGGACGGCATGACAAAACCGACCCGGTTGCCGGCTGTCGCACCCGCACCACCCAGCAAGGTTGCCCCGATCGGCCGCGCTGTGCGATTGCGAAAATCCGTCATCAGATCGCGCGTTGCGCGCAGCACCAATTGCGGATCCATCGAGCCGCCAAACTTGCGGCTGACGATTTCGGCCGGATCAAAGCCTTCAGCACTGTTCGGGTTATCCGCCAGAACCAATTGATTGTTCATGTTGAACGACAGGCTGGACAAAGCGACCGGCAGGCGATTGACCCAGAAATTGGAATTGCGCCAAGAGCCGGGGTTGCTGGCGTCGAAAACCGCGCTGGGCATGGCTGAATCGCTCGAGCCGACATACATCGCTTTCATTTGAACCTGCATGTTTGCGCCTGCCCCCGCCGACCAGGTCATCGACAGATTGCCGCGCGCACCGGAAAACTGGTAGCGCACGCCATCAATGTTGAATTCCAGCGACAGGCTCGGGATGTTGATCGACGCCGGCGAATAGCGCACGTTTGGCAAGATCTGATAGGAATTGGTCGCGGCAATCGCGACCGAGCGGGTATCCGCCAGCGTGGCCAGCTTGCCTGCAGTGTAATCGGTGATCAAACCGATGCCGTTGGCCCCGGCCGGCGTTCCAGTGATGGCGATCGGCATGCCGCGATAGAGATGGGCGGTCCCGACAGCCGTGGTTCCGAGCGTCGCGGACGTGACAGAGCCAGCGGTTACTGCTTCCGGCGCGGCAGGCACGGCGGTTGCGGTCAAGGTTTCTGCCCAGCCGCACGCGCGCATGATCTTGCCCCATTCCGGGGATGTGCCGGCCACCCCCGAGCCTTTGATAAAAAACTCAAAATTGACATCCATTGACATGCCGCCGATCAAATCCGGAAGCGCATCCAGCGAGCTGGTCAAGCTGTCATTGGCCTGGTTGTTAGTCTGCGGCGACACAGAAACATTGCGCACGCGGATCGCGTCGGTTGACGCGGCCAGCGTGACGAAAGTTCCCGATGTCGTTTCGATCTTCGCCATGAGCAAAGCGTTACGCGCGCGAAGGGCCATGATCTGTTACTCCTGCGAAGAAGCGGGCTTGCGAGGCTTGCCGGATGGGGTTTCGGGGGCGCTGGCCGGTTCCGGTGACCGCGCAACACCGTCGCGATCGACATTGATGCCGTCCGGATCGTTGGTATCGGCGGGGGCCGGGGCTGGCTCTGCCCGCCGATGGCTGGGGATATCACTCATGGGTTTTTCTCCAGAAAAGGCGGCTCACGCCGCTGTGAAGGGGTCGCCGCGCCGAGTTTGGTAGCGCAGAACATAAGAAATCAGCGCAGTTCCGATGGCGCGCGAACCGTCCGCCGCCATTTCCGTTTGTTCGCCACTGCGCACAAGATCGAAGGCCAACCCGCCGAGGGTTGGATCGGCGTCAAAGCTTTGTTCGATCGCCGCGCCGATCTGTTCCAGCGTCTGGCGCGCCAGGGTGGTTGAGGCCGTTTCAACCCAGGCTTCAAGCTTTATTTCCAGGTCTTTCATGATGACCTGGCTGAAACTGTCATCCTCGGTTTGATCGCCCTCGAACAGCGCCAAAGCCGGGTAGGACTCGATTTCCTGATCGGGTTGGCGCAGCACGCTTAAACCCGGAAATCCCGTGATCGCCTCGAGCCGAGCGATCAACGCCTGCACGCAGCGCTCACGGATCGTGTCCGGCATCAGGCTTCTCGCAAGGTCAAACGGTGAATCAGCCGGTCGCGGTCGCGCTCGCTGGCGGCGATGGTCAGAACCCGCGTGCCGATGGTAAGCGTTGCGCCGATTGCCGGCTCTGCGATATCGGCTGCGCGCAGCTCTACCACGACTTGAGGCTTGCGCCCCCGCGCTTGACCAAGCGGCGCTTCGCTATCGGCCTGATTCACAAACAGCACGGGCACGCTCACGCCATCAGGCGCGGTCGGCGGATCGCGATAAACGGCGTCAACACTGAAATTGACGTCATGAAACAAGGCGTCATGCATCAGGTCGATCGCCGTCGTCATCGCGCTTTTCCCTTACGCGCCGGCAGCGGTGGGGTTGCCCAGCAGCACCGAGACAGTTGTGTCCGCCCCGGCCGCTGCTTCGGCTGCCCATCCGATGCAGAAATTGCCGGTAGTCGTGGTTGTGACGCGTCGGTTCGTGTTATCCCAGAACACGCGCACACCGAACGCGATCACCAACGAAGGCTCTTTGGTCAGATCGGCAGTGCCGACGCGGCCGGCGCGGCAGTTGGTCTCGTTCAGCGCGTAGTTGGCAAACGCGACGCCGAACAACGCGCCGACTAGGACGCCTTGACCTGACGTGAGCGGATAAGGGGCGGTAAAGGCGAAGCTATCGCCGGTTTCAGTGAAGTTTTTCATGGAGTGATCCTCGAAAAAGGGGGAAGGGGAGGGCCTGCTTTTGTGAAAGACCCGCGCTAGGGCGCGCGTTTACTCTTGCGAGCAAGCCGCGCTAGAGCGCTGGCGCGGGTTCGCTCTTGGGAGCGAGCCCCGCTGGATTAAGCACCGGGGTTGCGGTACATGCCTCGGAAGTCGCGCGCGCCGGCTCCAAACGCCATCTGCAATTGCAGTTTTAGGCCTTTGGTGTCGAAATCCACTTCGGTCGAGATGATCGGACCATTCAACCCGCGCACATAGCCGTAAACCACGGGCGACATGGCCGGTGCGCAGCCGAGATACCAGCCATTGCCCGTGACGTTGACGTCACTGACTACGGTCAAGCGCGACGAATAGGGGTTGGCGTTGGTCGCCTGCGCGGGCGTCAAAGGAACGGTCAGCTGATTCGCTTCCAATTCTTTATCCACGCCGCAGATGATGATGTTCGCATCCAAATTCAGCGGCTGGTTGTTCAAGCCGGTTTGTTTGCGAATGGCTCCCCGCGCGAGTTGCAAGGCGGCCAGCGTGATGGCAGTTCCCGTGCTGGCCTTGTTGCCGCGCCCAGTCGTGAACATGCGCGCCGATCCTTCGCGCAGAGTCGGGCCGTCGCCATCAGTGAAGGCGGGCGCACCCAGCAGCACGTTATAGACAAGCGTGTTTTCATCGGTTGCCGCGCGCGACGCGATAGCCGCGCCGAGCTGGTTGAACGCGCCGAGATCATCATTGACCAGCACTTCCTGCGTGAGCGACATGCCCGGCAGGTAATTGACCGGCCGGATCACTTCGAGCTTTTCGCCCATCGTGCCGTATTGCGTGCCGCCGCCTTCGCCCGGCGCGCGCCCGATCGCGGACGGGAAATCCCCCATACGCAGGAAGTTATGATCTTTCCAATCATTGAACTCTACCCGCTGCGCCCAGACCGTGTAAGATTTTGGCAAGGTCGGATAGACCTGCAGCAAGATCTTGTTTTGAGCCGATGACAAGATATTGCTGAAATCAGACGTGGTGTGCGCGAAACCCGCACGGGAGAACAGGCCGGCCTGCAGGGCTTGCGCGAATTCGCCCTTATTGCTCGGGTCAAGGGTGCCTTCGCCGTGCGACCGCGCGAGATCGGCGAAGATCTGCGCGAAGCCCATGGTCATGTATTTGCGGGCATGGCCGAGGGAAGCCGCGTCGCGCCGCGCTGCATCGCCAAGATCGGGGTTGGCGCGGGTGGCCAGCGCGGTTGCCATGGCGCTGCGAACCTGGGCGGGGTCGGTATGATCCGCCACCAATTGCGCCACGGGGCTGCCGATCGGGCGACCGCCTTGGTTGGCAAGCTGTTTGGCTTCCGCGCGAGCGACCAAAGCCGCGCGCGCTTCTGTCAAGCTGCGGGTTTCGGTCATGACGTCCATCGCGTCTTCGATGGTCAGACCGCAAGCGAATGCTGCGGTGCGGATTTGCGCCGCGTAGTCTTTGCTAAAAGGGGTTGAGGTTTGAGCGCCGCTTCGCCCTTCGACAAGCTCAGGGTGAGGGGTGTTGGCGGTGGTGTTGGCGGCCGGATCGACCGCAGCCTGAGTCGTCGTCATGGTCTGCTCCTGGGTTGCGGCGTCATCGGACGCTCGGATGAAAATGACAGGGAAGTTTCGGTTTTCCTGACGCACTTGCGCCCCGGCATCGGCGGGGATGGCGACCAGCGACAGTTCAAACGGGGTCCACCGCACCACTTCCCAAAGGTCCGGGCCGTCGCGATTTTGCGTCACGCGGATTTCATCGACCGAATAACCGACGCTGATGTTGCAGAGAATCCCGTCGCGCACGTCCGCCAGAATGGCAGCGACTTCGTCGCGCGCAGAAAACCGGATTGTCGCCCGGCCTTCGCCGCTGTCGATGACTGCGCTTTCGACACGTCCCAGCACGTTTTCCAGCCGATAAGCCGCGTGGCTGTTCAGCAAGGGCGCGCCGTTGTTCAGCCGGGAAAGATTTACCGCCTCGGGACTCATGTTGAGTCGCTCGATATAGCGCTTGTTTTCCCAGGGATCGAAGCGCGGCACGTCCGCGCCGGTTGACCAGACGACTTCGACCGTGCGAGCGTCTTCTTTGAAGGTCGCCGGCTGAAAACGCGCAAGCCGGGTTTGCGCCGGCAGGACTGCCGCGCTGGGAAGGGGCGTTGACATTTGATTTCTCCGTTAAGCGGCGGCTTGATCGGGCGCGGGCTCAAGATCGGGCTTTGGCGACGCGGGCGCTGCGTTGGGATTCACTTGATCGACGGGCGCACCCGAGCGCTGGCGGCGGCGCGGGTCGATATCCAAGATGATCCCGCGTTTATCGAACTCGGCGTTGATCGCCTGGATGCGATCCATCTGCGCTTGCGGGTCTTCGCCCCGCGCGGCAACCATATCTTCCCAGGTCACGAAGCCAGAGCGAACAGCCATCAGATCGGCTTCGTAATCCTTCTGAGGATCAACAGCCTCATAGCGCGGCGGGGTCCAGATTACCGGGCAGTTCAACGCGCGCGCGGGCAGATCGCCTTTGGCGACGGCATGCTCCAGAAACATCTGCCAAACCCGGTCATAGACCAAGGGGGCGATGGTTTCCCAAAACAGGCGCGTGACGAAGCGGTGGAAAGACAAGCGGCCCGCGCGCAGCGAGCTGTAATTGACCTGACTTAGATCGCCGGTCAGATCTTCGTATGTGACATGCAGCCCGGCGGCGACGGCGCGCAGCACGCCTCTCGCATGTTCTGCGCTGATCCCGCTGCTTTGCGGCGCGGCGAATTTCACGTCTGATCCGGGGGCCGTGTAGTGAATGGCACCCGGCCGCATTTTTTCGCCGATACGGCCATCCGCGCCTTGCGCCGCTTCGGTTCCGCTTAGATTAGCGACCAGAGGGCCTTCGTTCTGGTTGGTGACGAACACCGAGAAGCAAGCTTGCACGCGGGCACGCACCAGCTCGGCTTCGTCATAATTCTCCAAATGCATCAAGCGGGAAACCGCCGAATGCAGCCAAGTCACGCCGCGCGCTTGACCAAGCCGGGTTGGGGCGAAAAGATGAATGACATCTTCGGCGGGCACGCGCACAGACACCGCGCGATAGGGGCGGTTCGGGTCAAGCGAGCCGGGATGTTCCGGATAGAGCCAATAAGCCGCGATCTGGTCGCGCGAATCATACTCGATACCCTGATAAATCCGGTTGCCGTTCTCAATCCGCTCGTACAAATAGCGCGAATCATCCAGGTGATCGGCCTCAAGCCCGCGCAGCTTGACGTCGCCTTTGATGCGCTGGCGCAGCAAGATGCCTTCGCCGTCGGAAATCATGGCGCGCAGAACGGTGGCGATCAGGCCGGAAAGCGTCTGTTTTCCGTCAAAATCGGCGGTTTTCTGCCATTTTTCCCAGTTTTCCTTGATTTTTTCGTCAAGTTTCTTGGAGCCGCTGGCCGGCTGCGCAACAACGCCGTGACCAACCAGGGCAGTGACCAGCTTCTCGACGCCGGAGATCGCGTAGGGGTTATCGCGCAGCAATTGGCGGGCGCGGTAGCGCAGCGTCGCACCCTCGGCGCTGATTTCCGCGTTGGCGTTGCCGCTGGCACCGCGCGCGCCCAACAGCCGGCCCACTGTGCCGCCGGCATAGCCGCGACGCAGGATCCAGGCCGCAAAGCGCTGCAGCAACGAGGGTTTTTGTGGCGCGTTCACGAAAAATCCGCGTAGGAGGTGCGTTGCCGCGCGGCGGTGTGCCCAAGCGCGCGTTGGACTGAGGTGATCGCCATGTCCAATTCGCGCATCGAGCGATAGGTCACGGCTTTGCCGTCCTGTTCGACCTTCATCACGCCTGAATGCTTGGCAGCCAACAGACGATCCAGATCTGCTTGTGTGACGGCCATCAGAACCAATCCCCGGTTTCAGGAATAAACGACCCGCCAGACGCGGCCGGACGGCCTTGCGGTTGCGGGGCGCGGATTTGTTCTGGCAGCGGCGGGTTGATCAGGTCGGTTTGCCGAGCGGACGTTAAGCCGCGATTGGCAGCCATCGCGCGCCAGTCCTCTGGGCGCAAGCGGTGCGCGCCCAGGATATGCGCGGCTGCAATGGCCAAGACGCGACAATCTAGGGCCTCGTTGCGGCCGATTTTTTCCCAGCGCTGTTGCGTGTAGCCTTTGACCATGCGGGTGATCAGGGTTTCCGAAGTCAACATCTGGAAATAATGCTGATCGTAATCCGCCGGGAAATGGCAATAGCCGGGGGGCGTGTCGTCCGCGTCGTCTTTGGCCAGGCGCAGCCGCTCATAAACCAGAAGCTTGGCTTGATGCGTGCCGATCGACCAGAGCTGTACGCCGCCTTTGACCACGCGGCCTTGATGCGTGAAATCCAGCACAGCCGGGCGGCCAATGATCGGTGCAGCCGGGTTGCCGGTGCCTTTGGTCGCGGAAACCGCGCGGCGGGAGCGAGCAAACTGATAGACCTGCGAACTCAGATAGCCGGAATCGACGCAGGTCTGCGCGATCGTGAAGGCGTCGCCTTGTTCAGCCGGGATAGGCTGGCGCAGAATTTTATCAAGCTGCGCCCAGACTTCGGTTTCGGCCGGGCGGCCGGGGATGACGAAGTAATCCAGGCTCCAAGTGCGGTCGCCCTCGCCATGACCGACAATCTCGCCTTCGAGACGGTTCTCTTGCACGTCCACGCCGCAAGTGACGAACAGCACGCCTCGGGGGGCGCGACCGACATGGTAACGTTCGCGCCGTTCATGCAGCCGGACGTGATCCGGGGCTTCGCCGCGCTCGCGCCAGACTTCGCCCAGGCTGGTATTGATCCAGACTTTCAGCTTTTCTTGGCTGGATTTCGCGGCCAGGAAGCCCGCAACCATCTTTGCCCAGCTCGTAAAGGGCGAATAGAGTTCGCTGATCTGGTAGCTTTTGGCAAGGCCGGGCCGCCATTCGACGGCGTGAACCCATTGGCCGCCGGCCAACATTTCGACCTTGTGGCGGTTTTCCATGACGCCGTTGCACTTGACGCAAGGATAGACTGGACCATCAATTGTGCCGCGCTGCGTGAAATCGAGATTGTCCCAATCCAGCGGCTGCTTGAAGCCGCAATGTGGGCAGGGCACATGATACCGCCCGCGCGTGCCAGCCAGATAAGCCGGGGCGATGCGGCTGGATTCTTCCGTGGTTGGCGATGAGCCTTTGAAGATTTTCTTGTTGTGGAACGCCGTGGTGCGCTTGACCGCCAGCTCTACCGGATCGCCTTCACCGTCCACGTCTTCGGGATAGGCGTCCACTTCATCCAGGAACAGCCAGCGAATGGAATGCATGCGCAAGCTGGCCGCGCTGTTCGCGCCGGAGATCAACAGGAAGCCACCGGGAAAGCTTTTGTGCATGGTGGTCGCGGCACCGTCGCGCGATTTCTGTTCGGCGAAGATGCTGGACAAGGCGGGGCTGGCGCGCACGACCGGGGCAAGCTTGGTAAGGCTGAAAGCACGGCCGAGATCGACCGTCGGCTGCAGCACCATCGCCGGGCCCGGGCTGCGGGTGGCGACGTGGCAGATTGCCGTGACCATGGTTGCCGTGCTGGCGACCTGCGACGATTTTTGCAGAACGACTTCCTGGCAGGGGTCGGTGGGGCCGAGCGCGTCGAGGATCTCGCGCATGAAGGGGACCTTGTCGGTCCGCCAGGGGCCGGGGAAGGGGGTCACTTCCGACGGCATGTAGATCGCTTGGTCGGCCCATTGACTGACCGGAAGAATGGGGTCGGGGCGTAACCCCAGAGAAGCGCCTTTGGCGTAGACCTTATGGGCTTCCGTCACGGGCGACAGCGTCCGCCAGCTTATGCAGTCGGTCAGTCAAGACTTTAGTGAGGATCGCGGCGGCTTGGCTTTCGTCGGTGATGCCGACGAAGCGGCCGGCCTCTTCCTGCGGGATGGCCAGCAACCGATCGCGGATCACGCGCTGCGTGTCGAAAGCGGCTGACTCGACGTCGCTCTTGCGGATCAGTTCGCCGCGCAACTCCGCCAGCGATAGCTCGCGCTCTTCGACCTGGAGGGCGGTCAGCTTGGTGCGTTGCACCGTGAGCGAGGCTTCTTCCGATCGCGCGCTAGGCGCTGCAGCCGGAACGATGATCGGGCGGGAGCCGCCCAAAACCTCATCCGCCAGCGTTGCGTCGATCCGTCCGTCCGGCATGATCGCGCCGGCTTCCTGCAGTTTTGGCTTCAACTGGCTGATCCGCCCGGCGGACACACCTCGATGGTCGGCGTACTGCCTGTTCGTCATCAAGATTTTCGCCGTTAAATCAGTCATTTAGCCGCTAAACCAGTTTACCCCCGCGCTAAATCCCACACTACCAACCTCCCGCACTCTGCCCACCA